CAGAAATATCAGACGGTGACCTAGTATACCGCTCTAAAAGTGGTAACAATTACATTATAGTCGTAATAGAAGAAGAGCAACCAAACCTTCCGGCACCAAAAAGATATGCCGCAGTAAAAGATTTAACAGGAGTTATAGTACTTAAAGGAGAATCTTCCTTTAGCTCCTCATCAAAAGTACTAGTTGACGAAATAAAATTTAGAATTGAAAATCAACTTCCATAACCTAACTATTTATATATATGAAACTCGATCAATTACGTAAAATCATCCGAGAAGAAGTAAGAGCAGCAGTTAAGGAGGAGTTACAAGACATCCTTACAGAAGCTGTTAAAACCGCTAGTACACCAGAACTAAGCGAAGTTAAAGCTGTAGTACCAAAAAAAGTTACTACTAAAAAAGTAACACCTGAAATTAAAACAGGTAAAGCATCTTTAGACGAAATGTTGAAGATGACTCAAAGTAGCATGACTAACGAAGAATACAGAAACGTTGTAAATGCTTCTTCAGACATGGTTTCTAGACCTAACTTTGCTAGCTCTATGGCTAACCAAATGGGAATGACAAGTCAAACACCCGGTATTGATATATCTCAATTAAGCTTTGTAAAAAAAGCAGGTGCAGTACTTAAAAAATCTAATGAAATAGATAAAAAGAAAGTAGGAGCATTATAATATGGCATTTGAAGTAAAAAAAATTAATCCTTTAGACCTACAGCCAAGAAAAGCTATAGGAGTAAATTTACCTTTTACAGGTAAAGCAGTCTTTAATTCTACATTTGAAACTAAAGAAGCTTTAAAAGCTAATATGATTAATTACTTTTTAACCGGTAAAGGAGAGAAGTACTTTGATCCTGCATTTGGTTCAGAATTGAGATTTGTAGTTTTTGAACAAATTAATTCTGATACACAAGATAGATTAGAGAGCATAATAAAAGAAGGACTGTATCTATATTTTCCTCAAGTTATATTAACAGATTTAAAAATCGGTTCTGATGCAGATATCAACACAGTAACGTTAGCATTCAAATATGTAGTATCAGAAACTAATATAGAAGACGAACTAATTATTAACTTTCAACAATAATGGCAGAAGAAAGAGAGATAAAATATATCAACAGGGATTTCGGTGATTTTAAAACTCAATTAACAGAGTTTGCAAAAAACTACTTCCCTGATACATACAACGACTTTTCACCAACATCCCCAGGGGTAATGTTTATTGAGATGGCCGCTTATGTAGGTGATATATTATCATTTTACCAAGACACACAACTACAAGAAACCTTCTTGCAGTACGCTAAGAACCCAGGCAACCTATACAACATGGCTTATATGCTAGGCTATAGACCGAAAACTACATCAGTATCAGAAGTAGATATAGAAGTTACTCAAAGAGTAGCAGCATCCGGCTCTAGCTATGAACCTAACTTCGAACAAGCACTCACTATTAATGCTAACGCTCAATTATCTTCCGGCAACGTTAACTTTATCGTAGATAAAAAAATAGATTTTGCATACTCTAGCTCATATGATCCTACAGAGATAACTATTAACTCTCTATCAAATGGTAATCCTGCAGAATTTCTTTTAAAGAAAACTATAAAAGGTTTTTCTGGAGAAATTAAAACCCTAACTCAAGTATACACTACTGCTGAAAAGTTTAATACTATAACAGTAGATGATGAAAATATTATAGGTATATTAGATATTACTGATAGCAGTAATAATAGTTGGTACGAAGTACCTTTTCTAGGACAAGATACTATTATAGTAGAATCTTCTAACTCAGAATCTGATGCCAATGTCGTTCCTTATCTAGCTTCTCTACAAAGAGTACCTAGAAGATTCGTATCTAGATTTAATTCTAAAGGACAACTCTCCATACAATTTGGAGCAGGTATATCCGGAAACGATGATTCAACATTCTTACCTGACCCTTTAAATGTAGGTTCCGGTACTAACCAAGGTATAACTAGAACGGACTATGCTTATGATCCTTCTAATTTCCTTTATTCTAGATCTTACGGATTAGCTCCATCTAGCACCACATTAACTATTAGATACTTAGTTGGAGGTGGAATAGAATCCAACATACCAGCTAACTCTCTACAGACCCAAACATCTGTTACTTCAACTGCTACTGATACTACCTATCAAGGTACTTTATCATTCAACAACCCAAGAGCAGCTACAGGAGGAAGAGACGGTGATACTGTAGAGGAGATAAGAGAAAATACTTTTAGAGCATTTAACGAACAAGGTAGATCAGTTACTCTACAGGATTATGCTGTAAGAGCTTTGAGTCTTCCGTCTACATTAGGTACTATATCTAAAGCACACGTAACACAAGACCAGTTAATGTCTGGTAATAGTACTAATGACTCTATACTAGATTCTAATCCACTAGCTTTATCTATGTATGTTTTAGCATACGATGTAAACAAGAATTTAACCTTAGCTACATCTAACCTAAAAGAAAACCTTAAAAAATACTTATCACAATATATGATATTAACTGACGCAGTTACAATCAAAGATGCGTTTGTAGTTAATATAGGAGTAAAATTTGATATACTTACCAGACCTAATTACAATGGAAGAGATGTACTACTAAATTGTACAAATAGATTAAAAGAGTTTTTTAATATATCGAATTGGGCGATAAACGAACCTATAAATTTAGCTGAACTATCTACAGTTCTAGATAGAGTAAAAGGAGTGCAGACAGTACAGAAGTTAGAAATAGTAAATAAAGTAGGAGGTAATTACTCTCAATACGCATACGACGTCAAAGGAGCTACTAAAGGTAATGTAGTCTATCCTTCTTATGATCCTATGGTATTTGAAGTTAAGTTTTTAGAACAAGATATACAAGGACGAGTAACAACATTATAAGATGGCAATATATAGAATTTTTCCTGAAAAAGATACTTTTATCTACACTGAAAAAGAGGTAGCTAACCTAGGTAGAGATGAAATTTTAGAGGTAGCTGGATACTTTACATCTACAGCTGGTCAAACATCCCGTGCGTTAATAGAGTTTGATACTCAAGAAATACAGGATACTTTAAATAATAAAGCAGGAACCGGTACAGACTTCTCTGCTAGCTTAAAACTATTTTTAGCTTATGCAAATGATCTACCGAAAGACTACACAATTTACGGGTACCCACTATCACAAAGTTGGGATGAAGGGATTGGTAAATTTGGAGATCTACCTATAAATAAAACTGGTTGTAGCTGGAACTATACTCAAGCCGGTGTATCTTTAATATGGAACACAGGTTCATATGACACCTATGTAACCTCTTCGTTTTTAGATTCAGTTAAAGGAGGTGGTACTTGGTATACAGGTTCTACTAATTATAATTTAGAATCTTCTCAAACTCATACTAAAACTTCCAATCACGATTTAAACCTGGATGTTACAAATGCTGTTAATTTATTCTATAGCGGGTCTTTAGATAATAATGGATTCGTTGTAAAACTAGACGATTCTATAGAAAATAATCTTACTTCTTCTATTAGATTAAAGTATTATAGCTCAGATACTAATACAGTTTACCCGCCATACTTAGAGTTAAAATGGGATGACTTTAGCCACTCAACTGGCTCTCTAAATACTATAACAGATTCTGAAGCAATTATAACTGTAAGAAACGCAAAAGATAGATACACAGATGAAGGTAAAAATAGATTTAGAGTACATGTTAGACCTAAATACCCTACACGTACCTTTACTACCTCATCAGTATATACTACAAACTATTTACTCCCAACCTCTTCATATTGGGGAATCAGAGATGAAAATACAGAAGAAATGATAGTAGATTTCGATACTACATTCACTAAAATAAGTGCTGATAGTACATCCAATTACTTTGACGTATATATGGATGGAATACAGCCAGAAAGATATTATAGATTACTAATTAAAACTACAATTGACGGGAATACAAACGTTATAGATAATAACCAAGTATTCAAAGTAGTACGAAATGGATAAGAAAGTAGAAATTAAAAAAACTGTTTTTAACAAAGACGAGTTCTATAAAGTTATTAAAAGAAACTTTACTACGTTTACACAGCCAGTTCCTGTTGTAGACACAGACACAGTAGATGAGCTTTTTAGACTTTATGAAGCACTGTACTTTACTATGCCTGTAAATGGAGAAAGAAACTCTCATGAATATATAGTTAGAAGAAGCTTAGAAGTGTACAATTTAGAAAAAGAGGTAGAAGACATTCAACCTTTATTAGATGAAGTTAGCTCTTTAAGAACTCAACTTCTTCAAGCTAATAGTAATATACTTAAACTAGAAACCGAAGCAGCAGGTGGAGGAGAACTAGATTTTGAAAACGCTACCTTAATATCTTCTTTAGAGTCACAACTGCAGTCTGCAAATGCTACAATAGCATCTCTACAGACTCAGAAAGAAACAGCTGATATAACTAAACAAGAAGGGGCAAAAGCCGAAGCTATTAGTAAAAAAGCAGAAGCAGAAGCTAAGTTACGTCAACAAATAAATAAAGTAGTTTCTTTCATTACTGTAGATAATAGTAAAATAATGACTGATATTATTAATCTTAGTACTAGAGCAAGAAATAAGAAAAAGAAAAAGAGATTAGATGATAAGAGAGATTCGTCAAAAATGATTAAACTACTTAAAGAAGCAGAACAAAAGTTTAAATCATACGGACTAGAAACTATAGCTACAGGGTTTAATGAATCCCCTTTAAAACAGAGAGTTACTGTTACTGTTTCGAAAGATTCATTTTTAAGATTTAAATTAATACCATTGAAGAGTTATTAAAAGTAAGATATGGCTGAGGTTAAAAATATTATTATAGACAGAAATCCAAACTCTCTACCTGAATACGAGAAATTCTCTGATAAGGATAAAAAGTTAATAGATAGTTATGAAGTAAATTCTGTATTTGATACTACTGTAGACAGTATCGAATTACATTTTTATTCTCCCGGTAACGTATTACTTTATTCTGACTATGAATACAGCACAGAAAAAGTTTTAGACACTTCTGATCCAGACGATAATAGTACTTCTAATTTATATATAAACCCAATCCTTGATGCTAATAAATATGGATTTGGAAACGCGGATATAAAATTACTATATCACTTTTTAAGAGACAGCTTTTCAGATAATAAAGACGGAGTTCAATTCTTTATTGAAGAAATTTCTTCTGATCGTACAGAAATATTAGCTTTAACTACAACTTTAGAAGATGCTGAATTAATTAATAGAGTAGATCAAATAAAAGCTAATTTAGAAGATGAAAACTTCTTTTCAGAATTTAGAGTAAATTTTTTAAAGAACGATTTATACATTGGTCTAAATGTAGATACAATAGAATACGAAGGAGGTTTAGCTCTAGCAATTAAATTATATGAACCACTTCCTCAAACATACACAGTAAAGGATAGTTTCTTTGTTGTAGATAAGATATCAGATTCTATATTCTATGAAATTGATTCAGAAACTGAGGAAGATCCGATTGTATATCCAAAATTAAGAGAAGCTAATTTTAACATAGAAACAGATCCTAACTACTCTACACCGTCTAAATACCTTAATTACGACGAACTATTTAGTTACCCAATATCTAGTAGTTACTATGAAGCTTACTCTCTGTTTAACGATAAAGGAGCTCAATTAAGTATAGACTATAGCTCTTACGATTCCTTTATACAATTCTCCTCAGCTGAAGAAAGGTTGAGAAACTTTAAATATAAGTTAGACTTAATTAATAGTTATGAAAACAGCTTATCATTAATTAGTGATAGCTTATATAACCTAACAGGTATTTCAGGTAGTAGAGACTATTATGAATCTCTTATTAAAGGTATTGTAAATAATTTTGACCATTATGAAAAGCATTTATTTTATGAAAGTGGAAGCTATTCTTGGCCTAAAAGTACTACTTCTAAACCTCACACTAACTTAACCAGTACAAACGCAATAGCTCAATCCTGGTATAATAGCCAATTAACTATTGCATCTTCTTTTGATTCTTCTAACTACAGTGGACTATCTAATGCTATACCGTCCTTTATAAGAGAGGATAGCAATAACGATTCAGCTTTACTATTTGCTCATATGCTAGGTCAGCATTTCGATAATATTTACATATATACAAAAGCAGTAACAGACAAATACGATAATGATAATAGACTTAATGTAGGTATTTCTAAAGATCTTGTAGAAGAAGTTTTAAAGAACTTCGGTGTTAAATTATATAATTCTGAAAATTCTCTAAGTGAAATCTTTAAATTATTTACAGGTGAGAGTTATGCTAGTGGAAGCGCTGAAGAGATAATTAACAATTATATCACAGTTCCAGACGCTCCAGTAGGGTCACAACCTTTATCTACACAGAACTATACAGGTGAGGTCTATAAACGTATATACCATAATCTTCCTTTACTATTAAAGTCTAAAGGTACAGAGCGTGGTATGAGAGCATTAATAAACTGCTTCGGTGTACCGGCAGATATATTAGATATTAAACTATACGGAGGAGAAGATGTAGAAGGCAGTAAGTTTATAGGTCTGGAGAAAAATGTGACTAGCTCATTAGATAAAATAAGAATTGAAAACTCAGGCAGTATTATTAGTGGTAGTACTTTATCACAACATGTTTCAATTAAAAAACCTGAAACTATATATACAGAAGACATTCATAGGATAGAAATAGGATTCTCTCCTTCTGATGCTATTAATGAATATATTACTAGTACTCTTTCTTCTGACTTTAACATAGGAGACTATTTAGGTGATCCTAGAGAAGGAAGTTCATATAAGTATGATCAACTACAACGTAAGGCAGCTCAAGTATTAGGAAGTGTTAATAAGTATCAATTAAATGATTTTGTAAGATTAATTAAGTTTTTTGATAACGTATTATTTAAAATGATTAAAGACTTCGTACCAGCTAGAGCAACAGTTGATACCGGTATTATTATTAAACCAAACTTTTTAAATAGATCTAAAACTAAAACCCCTTCTGTAACTGGAACTAGAACAGATCAAAGTTACCACGCTACTATTGATATTAGCTCAGTAACTGGTTCTGAAGGAGGATTATTTACTAGTAGGTCTAGATCATACAATACAGATTACTCACAGTCAATACAAACTAAATCTGGTTCTCTTTATAAGATAGTAGATAATGATAGACCTAAATTTGACGGTGAATTGAGCGGTAGTAATCTAATTATTAGCAACGGAGAACTAAATTTAGATAACATATTTAAAAAAGTTAACCAACCTAATTTAGAGTTTGATATAGTATTTGTTTTAGAATCATCAGTTAACCTTACTGCATTCCAAATGTCTAACGCTGCTTCAGCAACAGATGCATTAGCCTGTAGCTCCTCTCCGGT